CTTTAGGCAATCGACCCTTAGGGTTGATATTTAAGGTTATTCTACCTGAAGTTGGGACTCCAGCTAGGTGTATAACCTTTCGCTACTACGTAGCCACCAAGTCTTCTGATGTTGTACTCATGCTTAAGAGGACGCCGGTAAACCGGTATCTTCTTTAGAGCAATTGTACGTTCGACACTGCCATGCAGTGAAGAAAAGCCATCGAGCCATCTAGGTACATCTCCAACCCGCTGCTTCAAAAACAGCGAGTAACGAAGATGATCGTCCCAGCTTTCTTTATGTAAGTAATTAAACTTACAATAATTAAAAGCATAGACGCCTTGATCGCTCAGACTCACCTTTGAGAAGGTGATATCATAGGCACTCTGGAATCTGTGACATTCGTCACCGATTTTTAAACCAGAATCATCAGGAAACCAATCAGGTACGACTTTAACCAAAAGCCGTTCCTTCTTGAAAGTAGCAAAGAGGTACCGAAAAAGTTCCTTGTCATAAACGTAACTAAGGGATCCGAAATATGATATATATTTCTTAATGATCCCATTAGCAAACGCATATAGCCAAGGTTCCAGATTGGAACGTTTGTTACTGGTGGGGGCCTCTAAATGTAGAGGCCTAACGTTATAACCGCGGTAGTAATCACCACCGCAGCTCTCTCGAAAGCATCCTCCATTAAAGAAGGATTTATCAGTATTAACGATAAATCCAACAGCAACAGTTGCAGCCATAAAACAGGCTGTAACGTTGCTAGGAGTAATGCAATCATCACCAAAAACCGAAACAGACGAAAAGTACTTCGTATTAGGAAGTATACTAAGGCTGTTTGGTTCGGCGATGGTCATGGTTGCTGAGACAGCAATAGACCAAAAGACTAATGTTTCAAGGGGAAAAGTTGTAGCATTCCCCATAGTGGAGATCATTTCTAGTCCGACAGTGTCTTCTCCAAATAACATGGATTGACATCGTACTAGATTGATCTTCGCGAACCATGCGTGTGGTAACAACCAACGCATGAACTCGAGACTAACACAATCACTCGCTGATGAAAAGTCAATAGTATCTTTCGATGCTGTTATACTTGATTCAAAAGCAAGAATTTTGTGGTTCTCGGGTACATTAGGAAGATCGAGTCCTACCATTGATAAACGCCTTGTTATGGCGTCCATCAGGCCCTGTTGGAAAAACATATTAACAACAGGTTCCACAGCTATCAAACGACGGCTGGTGGTAGATTTCTCGACAGTAGTAGCGCGAGATGAGCTCACTTCGTGGAATTCTTCTCCAAGTTTGGAGGAGGAATTCAACTGTGCTAAGCTACGAGAAAATTCAGGATTGAATTTCTTATAGCGTCGCCAGAGTGGCTCTATCTTCTTATCAGAAATTGAGATAGGGTAAGTATACTTCCGTTCGGGTGACGTATTAGAATACGGCACACCTATAGAAGTACCTCCTGAGCTTTTACAGCCAAGGAAATACTCATCTTCATCTAGCGGAGTAAGCACAAAAGAAACAAGTGCTTTCGCACGACGGAGGACTAAGTCCAAGTCGTAAGGGTTATCAGTCTTGATAGCCACAGGGTCATCCGGAAACAAGCGGAAATGCTCGTTAACCTTTGACATGTGGTTATTCGTTTCGAAAAATTTATCGAACGACTCTCTTTCGAGAGTACTGATATCCTCATTAGAATCAACAAATTTCGAAAGAAATTTGTCTATCTGGACATTTCTGAAAAAGGAAGATACTGTTGGTTCCGACACTTGTTGTTTTGGAACCTCGAGATCTCGTTTTAAGGCTTCAGACAATCCGATTGCGATCATCGTCGGGTTAAAAGAGCGGTCATCTTTTCTTGATGACTTCACCTTTTTACGTTTTATCATGGGAATGTATTCCTTTATAAAAAGACGTAAAGAAGACCCTCTAACATTGAGGGAAGACTATTTAAAACTGCCGTAAGGCAGGATTAAATAAGGCTATGAGACAGATAAAAATCATCGAAAGAACCTTTGCCAAGAAACTGGCAAGCTTCAAGACGAAGAGCTGCTAAAGCAGTCGACGTCATTTCGGGATCACGACTCAGCGTAATGCTAAGTGTGTTAACTGTCCTGTTACCGTTTGCAAGGGTCATTGGTTTCTTTATAAAAACCGTTGATCTTGCTTGGGTATAGCCTCCAGGAGCGCTCGAAAGAGCAACTGGATCTTTGATCGAAAATTCGATAGTAGTACGGGTTAAGAAATCCGTTTCTGTATCGTATTTAGCGATCACTTTGCCAGCCGAAGGAGATTTGAGTAGGGATATTCCCACACTCGTTCCTCCAGTCGGAGTAGCAAAGCCGGTGGAGTCAGGAGCAACAGTAGATGCTTCAATTGTCATAGGTTTTTCCTATTTAGTTCATTAAGAAAATCATCAGCCTACTTTATTGTAGACGTAGTATTTTCGGATTAAAGGGAAGATAGTCAGCGTTAATAACGCTAACAAATCCGCGACTTTTGAAACACTATTGACTAACTCTACCGGATTCGGTAGAGGTAGTGCATTAGTGATACTTGGATCCCACTTTTCTCTCGTGTAAGTAAATGTTTGACTTACATGAGGTAGAGCGGACCAGGTTAGAGCATCATATCTCGTGTCAGCTAGGTCACATTCGACTAGCTGAATTGAGTAAGTTTGCTCCTCTCGCCTCGTAACGAAGCCACCCAGTATTTCAACATTAGGATCAACAAGGTTCGTGAAACTCTTAATAGAGTTCTTGATAGAAATTATCCTATCAAGCATAAACGACATGGGGATCACTTCCCAAGCCGTCACCACGAGGTCCTTGTTCCTAAGACCCAATTTCTCTGTAACAGTTCCATGCTGAGTAGCTTCATAATGAAGTCCAGCTTGAAATGATACAGTAGAGGTTTTGACAATCTCAGCTGTGGCTGTTAACTGGGGGATATTAAAGAAATTTATCCCTGGATAATAGCCTGAGACTTTCGACGTAGTACTGTCGAAAAGCTCACCCTTGGAACGAGAAGTTCTTCGGAAAGCGAGAGAAGATTTATCATTTAAGGCTTCAATAGCATCTTCTAGCGACCTTATTAAGGGAGCTAGAGCGAAACTATAAGTGGCCCAGACACCTGCTATGGCTTCAGCTCTTCTGCTGAAACTAAGCACACGTCCTTTCTTAGTTAATGATAAAGCTTTGACGGCATCCTTATCGAATGCCTTCAGTAGTTTTGTTATCGATGCAAGAGGACTACGCAGAAATTGTATAGTCTCCTTGATCTCAAACAAATCTTCGCCAAAACCATATTGAGGTTCATCTACGAAAGACAACGCAAGTTGTTTACGTAGCTCGATCTCATTGTCGGCATCTATAGTTAATAGAGCGCCATCAATATTTCGAGTCTGTGGAACGTATCCAATCGCAGCACGCATCCAATGGGCGCTTGCTGCAGGAGGAACATCTATATCAATGGGACCCAGACTTAACCTTTGGTAGGTTATCTGGTCATCCATTAAAAGATGGTTCACAGAACTGAACGACATAGGATTTATAATTATCTCGCCCGCCTTCCTTCGACTAGAATAGTCAGAAGTAATTACATCACTCATCTCCCGCTTTGAATAGTGCCTATCATAAGTGATAGGTGCAGTCCAACCGGTTGATTGTGGGTCTGTATAATCTACAGATTCCCTAAAGCGTGGTGTATCAGGCATAACGAGGTCCTATGGGTTTGTTGAAATGTATTATGCAAAACTAAGTTTCACATAAAGACGGTAATGACCAGTAACGCAAAAATAAGAATAGAAGCAACAGTCAGAAGAATTATAAAACTCATCTGATCTGCGACTTCAATGCTAAACCGTAAGGTTTGGCTACGATAATATAGAGCGTGAGCCCATTTTTTGAGTTTACGCATATACATCGTTCCTTATTAATTACGTTATCTAGGTACATTAAAATTCCGCGTCAAAAGATTAGGCAAGAGAACTTGCCGCGCAGAAGTACCTCACTACTCCCTACTTCCCCGTATACTCCTTTTCAGAGTTGCGTTCGTCACTTGATATGACCTTTTGGTAATAAGCCAAAATAAGTAGGAAGACTAATCAGAATATCCTTTCGCAAGGATAAACTGAATTAGCTAGTGATGGTTCCG